CCCGTTCTTTACCTGTATGGTGTGCGAGGATCACGGCAACGTCGTTCAACTCCATGAGCATATCGACTCTGTCCATGAGCTTGCGTATCTCTGTATTGGAGTTCTCTTCGCCATCGAAGAAGTTGATGATGGGGTCTATCATGACGATGTCTGGTTTGTGGAATGCGATCTCATCAGAGAACGCTTGGATGTCTTGGTCTTTCATAAGGTTCTTGCGCAGTCGCCCGCTGATGATCAGGTTGTTGTGCCCCATGTGTATGAGTTCATCATCCCCTGCGAACCGTTTGTAATAGGTTTCGATACGTCGCTTCAAGAACTCTGCGATGATCTCTGCCTGAAACCACATCACTTTGAGTGGGCGACTGAACGGCACGTCCATGAAGTCGGTGCCTGTTGTTGCACCTGCTGCGAATGCACCCAGCCAGTTTGATTTACCTATCTTTGGTTTGCCTAGTAACAGCACCCGGCTCTTCTGAAATATGAATGCATCGCCCCAATATTGGTCGATGCCATCGTCGTTCATGTTGTGCCATTCGTCTGCGCTAAACGGCTGCAGCCCAAGCGGCCCCTGCTCTGGCTTCTCTTCGCCTTCTCGCTTCAGTTCATCCAGCGGATCTTCTTGTGACTGAATCTCTTTGAGATCTTCGTTTATGTCAGTCTGCCACTTGGATGTTTGCCATCGCATGACGCCTGCATCGACATCATCTGGGTGTCGTTTGATGTGACCATTCACAATGCTGATGGTGGTGCGTGTGACTTCGATCAGATCCATGGGAGGGAAACATGATTGGTTCCAATCCTGCGCCTTGATCATGACCTCGCGCATACCCCAGCCTTCTTTCACCCACTTGCCGACCAAGCGTGCCAGGGTATCGTTGCGGCTCCCTTCTTGTTTGGGTTCTTCGGTCAGCTTCTCGCGAATGCTTTCGACCTTGCCGCCGTTGTTGTATGTGTGAACTTTCTGCAGATCTTCCTGCAACAACACAGGCAGATCTTCCATGCTCGACATGGGGTAGTTGCTATCGAAGTCGATGTTGTACCCATGGCTGGGTGCGACCATGATGTATCCACCATCGCCGCGTATGTCTATCTTGTTGAGGCCTACGCTGTTGCGGATCAGTTCGCTGCTCAGCGAATAGAAGTAATGCACACCACCACGGGGTGATGTTTGCTTGAGCGGTGTGCGGCTGATGTTGCCTTGCTCTACCCAATCGACGGCTTCTTCTTTATCCACATCGACCACGGCAAACGTGATGCCTGTGATTGCAGCCCAGTTAGCTGACGGGTACTGAGTGTGCCACTGCTGTATCTCTTCGCGTGACGGTTGAATCTTTTGGTAGTGCTGCCATTTGACACGCGGTGTCTTGGCCCACTTGGCTTTGAGTGTGTCTTCGGTATCGAAGGGGTGCCTAGTTCTGAAGTATTGGGGCACTGCTTCTGTTGGTGACCCGCATGGAATGATGTGCATCCCGTTCTCCCACATGTCGTGCAGGAGTTCTAGCTTAGCTTCGGGTGCTAGTTCAGAACCGTTGACACCAGCTGGTAGGAAAGATGGCATCATCAATTAATCCGTTTCACGATCCTGTTTTGGTTTTCATCTGTTCCTGATCTGACTTTTATATCAAGAGATTTTGCGGCGACTCGTATTGAGTGATAGACGTAGCCTTTGGGATCTTCTTCTTTGGTCAACACAAAGCTGTCACCAATCTCCATACCTTTCAAAAGCTTTTGCCATTTGCCCGACCCTTTAGTCGGGTGAGGCGGTAGCTCGAGGTTCTTTTCAATTGTCTTCATGACCTTTTCACGTTTGAGAAAGTCGCATTCTCTACGAGATTTTTGGGTGATGCAAATAAAAGATGAAAAAAAATGTTGCAAGCTTTTAATATATACATTAGAGTCCACAACAGTAGAGATGAGATGAGAGATAGAGATGACTGAGCGGCTTAAATGTCTGGCGCTGCAACTGCATGGCGCAAAAGAAAAGAAGAAGGAACTCGAGCAGTACATTAAAAAGTGCGAACGAGATCTTCTAGATCATAAGGAAGTCAGAGGACTTCTCCTTCCCCTGAACAACGAAGGCGGCGAAAGAACGCAGAACGGCATTACTGTTGAGATCAAGCGTGATCACGTTTGGGATCAATCAATGTTGGATGAACTTCTGGAGTCAAAGCCACAACAAGAGTGGCCCTCGTTTGTAACCCAAGAGATCAAATACAAAGTGGATATGCGTGCGTTCACGTCGTGGGCTATGGCTCACCCCGGTGACGCTGCGGGTTACCACGCTTGTCATTCGATCAAGCTTGGGAATGAGCGGGTCAAGTCGATTGACCCAGATAAACTAAACCAACTAGAAGAGGAGGTGTGACCTTGAGTTTATTAAACCAAGTAACCACCCATCGGGAGATCAATCCTGATGTGTCCATGCCCCCTGTGCGGATGAACATCCAAGGCACAGATGGTATCGGTAAGTCCACGTTTGGAGCGAACGCTCCTGACTCAATCTTCATTCAAGCTGAAGATGGTTTGTCGTTCATCAACGCTTCAAGGTTTCCCCAGGCGAATACTTGGGAAGAGATCATGGAGCAGGTGAGAACGCTGGCCATGGAGGAGCACTCGTACAAGACAGTTGTCTTGGATACAACGGATGCTGCAGCCAAGCTTGGTGAAGCGCATGTGTGTGAGAAGAACGGCTGGTCATCAGCGGCAGACCCCAAAGCAGGATACGGTGCGTTTTACGTTGCCGAAGAGAACGCTTGGTTGAATCTGTTGAATGGTTTCAACGTTTGTTTCAAAGAGCGTGGCATGAATGTGATTCTGTTGAGTCACGTTATTAACAAGGACTACAAGCCACCTGAAACAGAGGGCTACAATCGCTGGGAGATGCGGTGCAATAGGAAGATCAACTCTCTCATTAAAGATTGGGTTGACTTTAATTTGTTCGCAAACTACGAGACAACTGTAATCAAGGATGGCTCAAAGGCACGCGGTCAAAGCTATGGCAACCGTGCGTTGCATACCCAGTTTGAGGCATCGCATGACGCGAAGTCTCGACTCGCGCTCCCATCGAAGATTGAGTTCACATGGCAAGCTTTTGCAGATGCGTATGGCGCTGCACTTGGTTTGCCTACCAACAATAACGAAGCCGCATAGGAGGAACCATGGGCTTATTAGATCAAGGTATCGATGTCAGTAACATTGAGTCCAACAACGCGAGTGACAACACTCCTTTCCCTGAAGGTGATTACACCTTGGCTGCTGCTCTTTACGAAGAGCAAACGTCGAAAGCTGGCAACGAGATGATCAAGATCGAGTTCAACGTTGTCGGCCCTACGCATGCTGGCCGTAAGGTTTGGGACTACTTCGTTCTGAACCAGCAGGTTGGTTTGTCTCGATTGAAGTCGTTCGTCGGCTCGACAGGTCAGGACGCTTCTCAGGTTCTGAACACTGACATGCTGAGATCAGCGATGGGCAAGCAGTTCACTGCATCCATCAAGATCGAACCTGGCTCTGGTGGTTATTCTGACAGCAACAAGATCGCTTCTTACAAAAGCGGTAAGGGATCTGCTCCTGCTGCTGTGCAACCACAAGCGCCACAACAGGCACAGGCAACCCCTGCGCCGGGGCTTAACACCGCCAATGTAGATTGGAGCGGTTAAAGCATGACTGAAATGGCCAAGGCGAACCCTCGCCGATTGCAGCGCGTGCCCGTCCGCGCGGCCTAAGACGGGACTAACTTAAACCCTAAAGCAAAAAAGGAGGCATCATGCCAAACGTAGTAACACTTGAAGAAATGCAGCAATCAGTGCTGACCACTAAAATCCAAGGTGTATCGCCTTTCATTCAACATAAATGGAGTGATAAGGCTGTTCAAATGATGAAGGATAAGCACGCTGGTGTGCGTGTGAAGAATCGTGAGATACGAGATCCAGAACAAGAGTTCAGAGATGCAGCGTATGTTTGCGAAGATGGTCGGTTCGGTTTTCCTGCAGGTGGAATCAAGGCTTGTTTGATTGGTGCGGCTCACAAAGACATTGGTCTTGAAAAGACTCTGTTGCGTAAGTCGCTGTTCATTCTTCCTGATGACCCGATAAACAATCTTATTGCTCTTGAAACGGATGATCCGTTGATGCGCGAAGACATTGTCCGTATTGGTATGGGATCTACTGATCTCAGATACCGACCAGAGTTTCGCAACTGGAGCATGGTTCTTAACTTTGAGTTTGATGCTCAAGCGTTGACTCAAAACACCATCCTTAACTTGATTCAGCGTGCTGGATTCGGCGTGGGATTGGGCGAATGGCGTCCTGAGAAAGGTGGCGAGTATGGTCGGTTTGAAGTGGATACAAGCTTCAACACAGTGATCATGCCTAAGACTCAGTTTGTGAAGGAGCGCAAAGCAGCATGAACCCCACATACACTGAGGTGAAGTGGAAGCGAGGGTCTGTCTTTAAGGCAGACCCCGCTCAAGCTTTGAAAGAAATAGAAGCGTTGAATCTAAAGTACAACGGGTTCGCACCTGATGGTGCGCTTGTTGAACATGCTAAAAGCAAACGCTCTGTTCTTCATCATGAGTTTGAGTGGGATGATTCTATCGCTGGCTACAAGTATCGGCTGCAGACAGAGAAGAAGATCAAACGATCTTTGGTTGTCGTGACTGAACACATGGTTGACAAAGAATCTAATCCTATTGAGGTGCGTGTGTTTACAAGCGCCCTAGTCAGCGATGAAGACAATGCTCCACGGCGTGTTTACATGAACACGTTTGACATGTTGGAAGACCCATACGGCAGACAGCAGCTTCTTGAACAAGCGAAGCAGGAGCTAGAGCAGTTCAAAAGAAAATACGAAATGCTCAGCGAACTTTCTTCTGTAATGAAACCAATAGAATTATTCATTAGTGAATATTGATTTGGCAGGCAGGGCAAGGCAAGGAATGGTGTAGTCGGGTGGATTGAGGCTGGGTCAGGTATGGCTAGGCGCGGCTTGGCTCGATCAGGTACGGCACGGCAGGTGTGTTGGGGCGTGTTGGCTTTAGGAATGGTCAGGTGAGTTGGGGTCTGGGTCGGCACGGCAGGTGTGGTCAGGCAAGGATCGTGGGGCAAGACACGGCGAGATGGGGTGAGGCCCGGCGAGGCACGGCAGGTCAGGTTGGTTCTGGTAAGGCCCGTTGCGTTGCGTTTTTTTGGGATTGGGTAAGGCACGGCAGGTCTGGTCAGGCGGGGCGGGGTTCGTCTCGGCAGGGCAAGGCACGGCAGGTATGGCACGGCGGGGTACGGCTGTTTGAGGTCGGCTGGGATGAGGTGGGGCGAGGCCCGGTTTGGCAGGTGTGGTTTGTCGAGATGTGGCGAGTCGGGTTGGTGTTGGTTCTGGCGAGATCCGCTTAGGTTTGGCAGGTCAGGTGCGGTCGGTTAGGTCATAGGCAAGGTTGGTTATGTCTAGATTTGACGAGGCTTGGCACGGTAGGGTTTGGCAGGTGAGGTCGGGTAAGGTGCGGTCTGTTTGGGCATCGTAAGGCGCGTCAAGGTGGGGTTTGGCAGGTCAGGTATGGCACGGCAGGTAAGTAAAATTTTAAACCCAAAGCAAAATAGGAAAAATTATGAAAACGGAAACTAAAGACCAGTTGCGAGCGAAGATCGAAAAGCTTGAAGAGCGTGTTAAGTACGCTGCTCAAGATCGCGAGCGAATCAGGTTGCAGCTTGTTGAAGCAAACCAAAAGTTGCATGAGTGCCAAGTGGCTGACCCAGAGTTTGCAGACAAATACAAAGTTGTCGATTCTGAAAACGCTTACTGGATGGAGAATGCAGAGGCTCTTATAGAGATCTCTACTGGCCACATGTTTGACGCAGAACCTGTCCGCCAACGTGTCTGCGCATTACCCATTCCCCTTTTGAGGAACGATTGGAGATGGGATAGCGAGAAAGAAACTCGTGAAGAAAACCATGCGCGAAGAGAAAAGGCGTTGTCGGAAAGTTTCGGCAAGGTGTATCAGCTTGCAAGATCAATCACTGAGTTGTACTCCAGCGTTGGGGGATGGCCTGACGATGAAATCATCGTGGATGTTAAGTTCCAAAACATTGAGGGCATGTGATGAAACGTACAGAAGAAACCCTGCGAAGCATGATCCGTGAAGAACTCAAAGAGATCAAAAAAACCATGAGAGATGAATTAGCTCAAAAGATCATGGAAGAAGTTTGCAAAAAAGCATTTATAGAAGCCCAAATGACAGACGTAAAGGTAGAGCGCTTGCAAGAGGGCGTCACCAAATCTTCCGCACTGTGGGCAATGCATGACGAAATGCGACCGTTGAGTACGCACGTTCGCTCTCGATTTAAAATTGTCCCTGCAGAAAGGTTTACTCAACCGTTATTGATCGACATCAAAGAGATTATCGATGAAGAAATGCGGGAATGGCCAGGGGGTAAAGAATGAAAGAAACAGGAAAAATATTCAGTGACATTCCACTGCCTGACAAAAGTTCAGGCAAGAGCAACATTAGATCTCGGTGGGCGCATCTAATAGACATCGAAGTTGGGGAGTGTGTGTTTGTAGAAACTCGCAACGACGCTAACGGACTGAAGATGTTTTTGGAGCGCCGGGGCATGAAGATAACCACCCGTATTGTAGATGGACAAATAGGTTTGTGGAGATTGCCTGATGAATGATTCATCAGACATGGTCAATCAGCCAGGGCACTACACCAAAAACGGTGGCATAGAGTGCATTGAGGCTATCAAGGCATCGATGTCCTCTACCGCGTTCAAGGGTTATCTTAAAGGTAACGTTATGAAATACATCTGGCGTTATGAAAACAAGAACAAGTTGGAAGACTTGCAAAAAGCCAACGTCTATTTAGGTTGGCTAATCAAGGAGGAATCTAATGGATGACCACCCAGAGTTTGAGTTTAGCTGGCAGACAGAAGAACATTCTGTTGCTTCAGAAGCTCTTAGACGATTTGTCAAAGCAATGAAAGACACCAACGTAGCAGAAGATGTCTTGATGGAAGTTGTCTTTGTCATCTCGTTTACCTATCACTTGCACTTCACTGATCGCAGCTCCCTCAAGCGTTTAGTTGATGAGGGGATGTTGGCTGTCAGTGATCCTGAACAATCAACTGAGGAGATGATATGTCATTGAATCAAAACGAAAACAAACACGCCGCGAGAGAAGAAGCTGTGCTTCGCATCTTGCACCGTCACAACATATCGCCATGGGCTAGAACCTACTGGGCGCGCACATACTGCGGACTGAAGAGGGCCAAGCATGAAGCTACGGTATTACCAGCAAGACGCCATTGATGCGGCTTTTCATTGGTTTGATACCCAGAACACACACCCTTTAATTGTTTTACCCACAGGCGCTGGCAAGACTGTTGTCTTCGCCTCAATGATCAAGAAGATCTTTGAAGAAAATAGTGACAGCCGCGTACTGATTCTTGCTCACAGGCAGGAGCTAATCAGCCAGGCAGACGAAAAGCTCAAGACCGTATGGCCTTGTGCACCAAGCGGCTTGTTGGCTGCAGGGTTGAAACAGTTTGATTCGCACGAGCCAATCGTGATTGCTAGTCGGGACACCCTGGCCACACCAAAGCGATTAGGTAGCGTAGGTCAGTTTGATTACATCATCGTGGATGAGGCTCACCATGTTGGGCCAGAGAAGCGGAGCCGGTATCGAAAGATCTTTGATCATTTTGATTCTACTCAGTACTACGCACCGAAGGTTCTGGGTGTCACAGCAACTCCATATCGCATGGGTCAAGGATTCATTTATGGGTTGGACGATCACTTCTTTGGTGGTGTTGCTCACCGGGTAACGATCCCAGAGCTAATCAAAGCGGGGTATCTGTGCCGATTGTCTGCGTATCAGGTTGCGTCTGAAGCCGTGATCGATGCGTCTACAGCCAGGGTGAAGTTCAAAGGTGGCGACTACCGTGAGTCGGACATCGAGCACCTTGCCATGGAAGATCAGACCATGCTGGCGATTGTCGGTGATTGGATCGACAAAGCGTACAGCAAAGGCCGACTGAGCAGCGTGTTCTTCTGTATCACTGTGGCTCACGCGAACAAGATGTGCATGTATCTGCGCGACGCGGGTGTAGAAGCAGCCGTTGTGAC